ATCGGTTTTGCGTAAGTACGTTGAAAAAGCCAAAGGTTTGCATCCTCATTTAGCTCCCCAGTTTGATGCTGGTTTAACTTTTGAAGATATCGTGTCGGACTATAAGAGTGTGGCTGCCAATATCCTTGAGAAGAGTGCCAACGAAATTGACTTCACGAAACCTCAATTCATGCAAGCAATTGCTACAAGGGATGAAAAGGGAAACACTAGGCAGTTGTCGCTATCTGAATGGCAATCTAAATTGAAAACTGATGACCAATATGGTTATTCAAAAACTAAGACAGCCATCCAAGATGCCAGGTCCTTAGCCTCTAGTATTGCTAAATCCTTCGGAAAGGTTCTCTAATGGCTGAACAAGACGCTAAACAAATACTGCAATCAACTCTTGATCGATACGGTTTGGGTACTTTGTCAACCAAAGTTTGGTCGTTGTATACGGACGACACCATCGCAGCCAATACCGATATTGACACCATTGGTGACGCAATTCGTGACACACCTGAGTTTGCAGCACGGTTTCCGGCTAACGCTCAACGCGTGAAGGCTGGTTTGCCTGAACTGACTGTGTCTGAATACATCGGTTTGGAACGTGGCTACAAAGCCGCCATGCAAGGATCTGGTTTGCCAGCAGGCTTTTACGATGACCCGACAGACTTTGCAGCATTCATTGGTTCAGATACCTCTGTTGCTGAAGTCCAGTCTAGAGTTAACGAAGGCTACAAGGCTGTTGCTGATGCCAACCCTCAAGTCATCGCTCAAATGAAAGAGTTGTATGGTGTTGGCGAAGGTGAGTTAGCCGCTTATTTCCTTGACCCACAGAAGGCCACACCTTTGCTGGTTAAGCAGGCTCGAGCCTCACAGATCGCTTCTGAAGGTCTTCGTCAGGCTGGTATCACATTGACATCACAGGAAGCTGAAGCGTTAGCTACTGAACAAATCACCCAGTCTGAAGCCCAAACTGGTTTCGGCAACATCGCGCAACAACAAGAACTTCTTGGTGGTTTACCTGGTGAACAAACCAATGTGACACAGCGAGATCTTGTTGCTTCACAGTTCAACACCGATCAAGCCGCCAAGCAACGCGTTGCTACACGCAGACGACAACGTGCTGCAGCGTTTGAAGGTGGAGGATCGTTCGCTACAGGCCAAACAGGAATACCTGGCATCGCTTAAGAGGTAGTTGCATTTGCAATAAACTTTCTGTTACGATACTTCTGATCCCGATGGGAAGAACCGGCTAGCCGCCCCCCGAGCTAGCCGTGTACATATGGGGAGACAACAACTAAGCAGCCATCTCGCTCCTCCGGCAAGATGTGGGCTTTTACAAGGAGAGTGCCATATGTCCGAATTCGATGAATACAACGATTCAGGTGAAGAAGTCCAGGAGACACGCAATCCGTTGCGTTCCAGGATTAAAGAACTTGAAACGGAAATCAAATCGATGCGTCAACAAGCGATCGAAGCCGAACAGGCAAAGCGTGAATTAGCTTTCGTGAAGGCAGGAATTGATCCTGCTGATAGCGCAGCTAAATACTTTGTCAAAGGTTACGATGGTGAATTGACTGCCGATGCGATTAAACAAGCCGCAGTCGAAGCACGGTTGTTGTCCCCAGCACCATCAGAAGAATTGCAGGCCGAGCAGAATGCTTGGTCGCGCACTAATCAGGTGGCCGCAGGAGCAGGTTCTGCAAGTCTGATTCCAGACTTGGAAGCCCGGTTAGCCGCTGCTGATTCTGAAGCCGAGGTTCTTCAAATTCTTTCAGAGGCACGTTTTCAATAAACCCCCTCACAAAAGGAAAAATCAATCATGTCCTATACACAGGTATCATCGCTTGACCTCAACCAGACAGCCTTTGAAAAGCTCGCTTATTTCGCATTGCGTCCTGAGCTTTACTTTGACCGTTTCGCTGAAGTTGAAGCAACAAACGCCACTAACCCTGGCGCAACACACACATTCACAATCTTCCAAGACTTGGCTGTAGCTTCGTCTGCTCTTTCTGAAGTTACTGATGTAACGCCAGTTGCTTTGAGCGACTCGCAAGTTTCAGTAACAATGCAGGAATACGGTAACGCAGTTGTAACCACAGCAAAGCTTCGTGCAACATCTTTCATTGATGTTGACCCTGTAGCTGCAAACGCTGTTGGTTACAACGCTGGTATCAGCATTGACTCAGTCTGCCGTGACGTTCTCCAAGCAGGAACAAACGTCATCTACGCAACTGGTGGTGCAACCGATCCTTCAAGCCGTGCCACGGTTCAGCCTGAAGACCTTTTGTCTGCGAACGATGTCCGTAAGGTAGTCGCACAGCTTCGCAAGGCAAACGTGCCAACCATCAACGGTTCGTATGTTGCTTTCATTCACCCAGACGTGTCTTACGACTTCCGTTCAGCAACAGACGCAGCAGCATGGCGTACCCCTGCTAACTACGTCAACCCTGAAGGCATCTACAACGGTGAAATCGGAATGTTTGAAGGCGTTCGCTTCATGGAGTCATCTCGCGCTCCATTGTTCGCAAACGCTTCAGACGGATCTGGTTCATCTACCGGTGGTGGTGCAACAGTTGACGTTTACGGAACGCTGATCATGGGTCGTCAGGCTCTTGCTAAGGCTGTTTCAAGTGGTGGTGGCTACGGTTCACAGCCAACCATGGTGTACGGCCAAGTGACTGACGTTCTCAAGCGTTTCCAGCCTGTTGGTTGGAAGCACTTCGTTGGTTACGGCGTTTTCCGTCAGGAAGCACTTCGCCGCATCGAGTCAGCATCGAGCATCGGCACAAACTAATTTGGTTGTTGCTTTTTAGCAAAATACAAATGGCTCTAACCCCTGTCTTCGGACAGGGGTTTTTGCTATATTTAGTTCACCTCTATTAAAGGAATAATTATGGCTGCAAAAAAGATGGCTTCTAAAGCCCCAGCAAAAAAGATGGCTTCTAAAGCCCCAGCAAAAAAGATGGCTTCTAAGCCTGCGTCGGCTGCGGATTTTCGCAAGGCTGATCAAAAGTCAATGAAGAAGTACAACAGCACCTATGGAGCTGACACTCCTAAGCGCGCTGCTTATTCCAAGTATTCAGACGCACAAGCAACAGCTGTTCTTAAGAAGGCATTCATGGAAAATGCTGTTCGTATGAATCTTCGTGGAAATTTGGGTACACCTAAGAACTTGGCTTTGAAGGTGGACAACGTTATGGGAGATACTTTCTTTGAAGGTCAAGAAGCATCAGATATTGGTTATGATCGTGCAAACAAAATTCTTCGTCAGAACCGCGAAAAGTGGATTACTCCTTTGTACAAGGGTAGCCAAGCTGTAAACAAGCGTTATCCAAAGAAGAAGTAATGGCTACTTTTTCTACACCTACAGATGATTTTGTGGTGTGGTCTGACGATTGGGATACTGGCATTTTGTCATATCTTAAACCTGGACCTCGTGGCCGCAATGTGTGGAAATTAACTGATGGGACATTTACGGAGAATCAACCTGCATATATGAGTCAAGTTGCTCAGGCTTACTACGGTGGTCATATATATCAATTAACTGCTGACGAAGAAGCTGAGTTAACTTCTGCTGGCTATGGAGAATTTATTACGCAATGAAACATCAGGAGACACACCCTGACTTAGATGTTGAGGGTTGCTTTGCATGTCGAGTTTCGGGGATTCGTTTTGGTTCTAATCCTTCAACAACTCGTGGTGCTGAGGTAGCAAAAATTAATGAGCGCGCTAAAGGTTGGGATAAGGATATGCCGGCATACAAGCGTCTGCGTAAGAATGGTATTCAACCTAAAGGTATTGATGGTGCAGCTAACCTTGAATCTAAAGCCACATCCGTTCAACAGATTGAAACTGGCCGTCTGTAGTGAATATACAAACATGGGACGGTGTTGAAGATTCCAAGTTTGGTTACGGAGCCATGCTTGAAGGGTTTCTTTCTGCTGTTCCTCGTAATGTAAAACTTTCTGACACAGCGTCTGTGCATGTTCAAATGGGTGTGCCTCAGTCGCGTGATACTTGGTTAAAAGATCAATTTCGTGCGTGTTTTACCATGTGGGAAACAGATACTCTTCCTGGTACTTTTATCAGGTACATATCTTTGTATGACCAAATCATTGTTCCTTGCCAACATAATGTTGATTTGTTTTCTCAATGGCATCCAAATGTGAGTTTTGTTCCTTTGGGTGTTGATATGCAACGTTGGTATCCAGTTGCTAATCGGAACAAGGTTTTTAGATTTCATGCTGGTGGTTCTTTGTGGCATCGGAAAGGTTTGGACATTGTGGTTCGGGCTTTTAAAAGATTGAATCTTCCTGATGCTGAATTGCATATTAAAGCTGCACCTCATGCGAAGGATGTTCCAACTAAATATCTTGGTGACAATATTGTTCTTAATCGGGATTGGATGACAATCGATCAGCAACGTGAGTGGTTCAGTAAGGCAGATGTTTTTATTGCTGCTTCGAGGGGTGAAGGTTTCGGGTTGATGCCTTTGCAGGCTATCGCTATGGGTATCCCCACAATTATTTCTGATTCAACTGGCCAGTCGCAGTTTAAACATTTGGCAACTGGTGTTATTCCTTGTGGCAAAAGCAAAGCAGAATCTGTCGGTAAGTGGGATGAACCATCTGAAGACGCGCTTATCACTTTGATGCTTGATCATTACAGGGCTAATCCAGTTGATACAGCTGTGGCTAATGTTCCTCGGGTTGCTGAGTTTTCTTGGAAGAACGCCACTAAGGAATTGATTAAGGGTTTACCTGTGGGTTATGAGATGGGTAACGCCGAGTCTGTGGTTTTGGTGCCTGAGCTAACTGTGAGGGTCAAACGCAAAGTGTCTTGCGATATAGGTAAACATCATTATAATTTTGTGCCTGGCGTAGAATACAAAATCAGCGAGGGTGTCCATCAGGTATTATTTGATGCTGGCTTACTGGAGAAAATATGACTATTGAATATCGTGGCGAAAAGTTCGCTGGATACAACAAACCTAAGAAAACACCTGATGGCAAGAAGTCCCATGCTGTTTTGGCTAAGGAAGGTTCTACCGTTAAATTGATTCGGTTTGGTCAGCAGGGTGTTACTGGTTCTCCTGATGGCAGTAAACGTAATAAAGCTTTCAAGGCTCGACATGCCCAGAATATTGCTAAGGGTAAGATGTCGGCGGCGTACTGGGCAAATAAGGTAAAGTGGTAGTTCTATGGCAGCTCCAGCAACTCAAGATCTAACCATTACGCGTGGAGACACCGAAACAGTCGTGGTTACCTTGACGACCGATGGAACTACTGCTATCAACATCACAGGCAGAACCTACACAGCACAACTTCGTTCAACCCCTGATATTGCCGTCATTAGTGCGTCTTTTACTTGTACAGTCACCAACGGTGCTGGTGGTGAAGTGACATGCACAATGGCATCTACAGCCTCTGCTGAACTGTCCCCAGGTTTCTATTATTGGGACCTTCAAGAAAACGCGTCAGGCACAATTTCAACTGTCTTGGCTGGAACAGTAACTGTACTTGCTGACGTAACGAGGTAGCAATGGCTACCACTCTCGTAACTGTCGCTATCACTAGCGAACCTCTTGTTGTATACAAATCAAACAACACATATATTGTTGCGCTTGCCGACCCAAACATCCCTATTGAAGTCGGCACAAGAGTTAATGTTGTAGGGACAGGCAACGTTGGACCTCAAGGTCCGATCGGAGTGACAGGAGCAACTGGTGCTACAGGATCGCAGGGGCCAACAGGACCTATCGGTATTACTGGACCTACAGGGCCTACTGGCGCAACTGGAAATATGGGGGCAACTGGCCCTACAGGGTCTACAGGATCGACTGGACCAACCGGTGCAACTGGGGCTGTCGGAGCCACAGGAGCTACTGGACCAACTGGAGCTACAGGTAGCATCGGGGCTACGGGACCTACTGGACCTACTGGTAGTACAGGCACTACTGGTTCGCAAGGTCCAACAGGACCGACAGGTGCTATAGGTGCAACAGGACCAACAGGACCAACAGGGGCAACTGGGGATACTGGAGCCGTGGGCGCGACTGGCCCCACAGGACAAACTGGGGCAGTCGGTGCTGTGGGTGCGACTGGCCCTACAGGACCAACTGGAGTCACAGGTCCGACAGGAGCTGACTCTACTGTTACAGGACCTACAGGTCCTACAGGTCCGACTGGAGCGGCTTCCTCGGTAACTGGTCCTACAGGACCTACAGGTCCTACTGGTGCCGCATCAACCGTTACTGGTCCTACTGGACCTACAGGTCCGACTGGTGCTACAGGGGATGCTTCAACAGTAACTGGACCTACAGGTCCTACTGGACCGACAGGTCCTACAGGCGCAGCATCTACGGTAACTGGGCCTACAGGTCCTACTGGTGCTAATGGTTCTTTTGCAACAACACAAACTGTAAATACGCAAACAGGAACAACGTACTCATTGGTATCGGGCGATCTCGGAAAGATGGTTACGTTGAGCAATGCTTCAGCTGTGACTGTAACTGTTGGCACTTCTCTTGGGTTTACTGCTGGTCAAAGCCTTGACCTTCTCAGTCTTGGGGCTGGTCAGGTTACTGTTTCTGCTGGTGGTGCGACCCTTACCGGAACGCCAGGGTTGAAACTTCGAACCCAATATTCAAGTGCAACTTTGTTTTGCATCGGAACCAACAGTTTTGTTCTTATTGGTGATTTGAGCGCGTAATGCCTATCCGACGTGGGGTAGTTGCTGCAAGCATTACTGAATTACCAACTGTTTCTATTGGTTCGGTTACTAACTTCAACCAAGACCGAGCCACATTCAACGCCACAGTTAGTGCCAACTATCAAAGCACAACAGTTAAGTTTCAGTACAACACTACAAACAACTTTGCTTCCTATACAGAGGTAACTGCTACTGGTTCACCTGTTACTGGCCAATCTGTTGCTGTTTATTACAACGTAACTGGTTTGTCTGTTGGGACTACTTATTATGTTCGAGCTGTTATTAGTAACGGTATTGGGACAGTAACGACATCATCAACATCGTTTACTACTTGGTCGCTGAAGACATACACAAAGACAACTTCTGGAACCGTCAATGACGCTGTGTATCTACAAACGATTACACCTACTGGTGGCTCGGCTATCACTCCTTATATCTTCAACGTGTTCTTTTTTGGTGGTGGAGGTGGAGGTGCTGGAGGTGGTGGAGGTGGAGGTGCCTACTACTACAACACAGGTAATGTTTCTGCAACATCAGCAGTTAGTTCTTATTTAAACGTGACTGTTGGTGCAGGTGGTGCTGCTGGAAACATTGCTGATACCAACGGTGGTAGTGGAGGTACTTCAACCATTTCAGGTTCATCTTTTTCTACATTGACTGCTACTGGTGGTGCTGGTGGGCAATATCAAAATGTAGGTTCTGGTGGTGCTTCAGGTTCAGGTACCAGTTCATCATATGGTGGTGGTACTGGTTCTGTAACTTCTACTGGTAGTGGTAAAGATATTGTTTACTATTTCGCTTCAGGTGGTGGTGGAGGAAACTTCTCTGCTGGAGATAATGGACATTCTGCTGGCAATGGATACGGTGGCTCTGGTGGTGTAGGTGGACAGGCTTTTGGTTACGCTGGTGGCTCTGGTGGTGGAGGCTACGGCTCTACAGCAAATGGTCAAGGAAACAGGATTCTTTTTGCTGGCAATATAGGCGTGTACGGTTGTGGTGGCAATACTGCATCTGCCGGTACAGCAGGAATGTGTTATTTCCAATACTATGGACCGTGATTATGAACATTGAACCATTCAACCTAGACGTTGTAAACAAATACAATATGTTTTTTATGTTGCAAAAACTAAACGCAACATCAACAATTAACCTGTACTACCAAGAAGTAAACAACGACGTACTATTTGAAGACTGCGCGTTATTTGAAATGACAAACGGCCAAGTCCTTGTAGCGTTCCCAGAGTATTTTACCCACATCAGCAAACACAACCTTGTCGCAACAGATGGGGTCGTATCAGAAATAGTTAGCCTTCAAATTTTTGAACGCATTTACAAATACTACAAACACGGTGTAGACAGCATTGACGCTGGTGGGTTTACCTTTATGAACTCTGCGCCTGTGCCATCGTTTGACAACCAATGGCGATGTGATGCTGGGCTGTACGGTGTTGAACTGTTTGCAGATCCTCTTGGGGATTCAACAATTGCCGTGCCGGATGCAGCTGATGCTTTGCTTGTTTATGAACCGATACTGTCTATTAATGGTGTAGCTCATCTTGTTTATATTGAACGACAAAACAAAAACAACAAGACAGAGTTGATGAACAATTCATCCACGCCTTTTGCTACATACAGTTTAGGTGAGGCTTTGAAGTTGATTTTGGAATGGGCGCAAGTATCGCAAGCACCATTTAGCAACACGGAATCTGTAGCATTGAAGGCGTTTGAGTTTGCACAACAATTGGGAATAGAAGAAACGCTTGTGTCTAACCAGCCTGATATGCAAATCTTTGAATATCTAAAAGGCAATCTTACGGCGCGTGTTCGACCAGAAAATGTCCAACCTTTGTTGCCAGTCACAGAAGTGTTTGTCAAAAAGAACGTGGCTCATTCTTGCCTATCTTCCCTTATTGCTATACACCCTGATGCAGCAAACATCACGGCTGTCAAACAAGCCGAGCAACAAAAACTATTACGAGATGTAGAAAATTTGAATCTAAGCGCATCCTTATTGAACGACCCAAACAATAAAGATATGGCGTTCTACTTAAAGTCACGCACAGAATTGTTTACAATCAAAGAAGAAATACTGGAAAGTATTTAACTTTCAGGAGGGGATATGAAAATAGCCGTATACACCATCGCACTCAACGAAGAACAACACGTTCAACGCTGGGCAGACTCAACAAAAGACGCAGACTATCGACTCATCCTAGACACAGGATCAACCGACCAAACAAGAGAACTAGCAATATCAAACGGTATATCGGTGATTCACAAATCATTTACACCGTGGAGATTTGATACTGCCCGAAATACGGCTCTTGATCTGTTGCCGTATGACATTGATTTTTGTATTGCTTTAGACATGGACGAGGTGTTGCAACCAGGTTGGCGACAAGCTCTCTACAATTTAGAGCCAGGAACTACGCGTCCCCGATACAAATATGTTTGGTCATGGAAAGAAGATGGTTCAGAAGGACTTGTCTATGGTGGAGACAAAATTCATCGCCGGAATAATTACCAATGGAAACACCCTGTCCACGAAACACTTAAGTACGAAGGTACTGAAATTCAACAATGGGCGCATGGCCTTGAAATCCATCATCACCCTGATTCAAGCAAGTCTCGTTCCCAGTATTTGCCGTTACTTGAATTGGCATTGGAAGAAGATCCGACTAATGATCGAAACAATTTTTACTTGGCTAGGGAATATTTCTATAACAACGAACCCGATAAAGCTGACTATTTCTTTTATCAGCATCTTCAATATTCCAATTGGAAACCTGAACGCGCAGCCAGTCTCAGATTCTTAGCCAAGTTGCATCCCCATAAACAGCAAGACCTGCTAGTACGTGCATGCGCTGAAGACCCCAGCCGGCGTGAATCATGGGTTTCTTTAGCCAAGGTTTACCACGACAAAAAAATGTGGCAATACTGTCGCAACGCTTGCTTTAATGCTTTGGCTGTAACTACAAAACCCATGGATTACCTGTGTGAAGATTGGGCTTGGGGCGATCTTCCGTATGACCTAATGGCGTTGTCTTGTTTCTTCTTGGGATTAAAAACAGAAGCTGTCAAATACGGAGAACTGGCTGTTGAGGCAAACCCAAATGATGAACGGCTCCAAACGAACCTTGACTTCTATCGTCTATGATTGAAGACATCTAATGTCTAGGAGCAAAAGATGTCCACTATCGCTCAACTCATAAACCGAACCCAACGCCAATTGTTGTCGGGCGTTGTAGAAGAGCGCAACAAATTGTCTGCCAACTTAACTGCTACGGCAACCTCTGTGGTCTTTTCCTATGAAATTAAAGCCATCCGAACTGGAGCCATCATCGAGGTTGGTGCTGAACTGATGTATGTGTGGGAAGTTGTTTCTGGTACAAAGACAGCAACGGTAGAACGTGGGTTCAATGGCACCACAGCAGTCGCTCATTTGGCTGGAGAAATCTGCCTTGTCAACCCACGCTTCCCTCGTCATCAAATAATTGAAGCATTCAACGATGACTTGTCTGACCTTGTTGCCCCAATGAACGGTTTGTACAGAGTTAAAACCCTTGACATTAATTACAATGGTTCAGACACGATGATTAACCTGCCATCTATCGGTGATGTCATTGAGCTACTTGATGTTCGGCTGCGTTACCTGTCAACTGACTACCCACTTATCCGGCGCGTCAGCCTGGTACGTAACCTGCCAACCTCTGACTTCGGATCTGGTACAGCGTTGAAATTTAATGAACCCACCAGATCTGGTGTTCTTCGCATCACCTACAAAGCACCGTTTAATCGCATTAACCGTGAGACAGATGATCTTCAAGTGAACTGTGGATACCCTCAGTCAGCTGAAGACATTTTGGTTTTAGGCGCACAGATTAGGTTGATGGCCCCTAGAGAAATCAAACGTAACTTTACGGAATCACAGGGTGACACACGGCGCGCAGAGGAAGTACCAGCAGGTGCAGTTACTAACAGCATCACAAACCTTTTGCGTATGCGCCGAGATCGAATTACTGCTGAAGCCACAAAACTTGACTCTCAATACCCTATTTATTTAAACAGAGACTGACATGTCAAATATCATTGATTGGCATGACAACCTGGCAGATGTTCCAGCGTTCTATACAGGCACAGGTGCATCACAACTAGTTCCTTCAGTTTTCCCTGTCGCTATTGATGGCCGCCCATACATGATTGATCAACAGTCAAAAGATTTTATGAGTGGGTTTGAACCTCGTATTAGAGATTCATTCGACCAAGGTACTGAACCTGGAGAAGCAACTATCAACCCACAGGGTTTGTGGAGGCGTAATCAGAACTCTTGGCATGCTGGTGCAGGCCAAATATATGCCGACGTTGATTCTGATCCGTTTCGATTCTTTAAATCTAAAGGTGTTAACCCTTGGGTTAAAGGTCAGTTGTCTTTGTTGAATGAAACTAAGGTTTCTCTGTCTAGCGCAAACACGAATTTGTTGATGTGTGTTGTCGAGTCAGGTGGTACTGAGTATCTGTATGTAGCTGATGGTGGGGTGCTTAGGTTTTCAAGTAACCCTTTTGATGCCAGCCCTACTTGGACTGCAATTACGACTGCAACATCAGGCACATTACCAACTACTGCCATTACCGGTTTAGAAACTAACGGTAAGAATGTTTTTATTGGGTGGACAAGTAATGACATTTGGTATACCACGCCAGGGTCAACTACTGCTACTTTCTTTTATCCAACATCAGGCACAGATGACCAAACTTATGAGGCTTTTGGTTTTGCTAAAGGTCGTGGGTTTGCCGCCCATAACCAAGATCTTTACCAAATCGGTCTTGGTTCAGGCTCGCACACAATTTTCTATGACAATCCAGACACAGACTTTCGTTGGGTTGGTGCAGCAGCAGGACAGAACGCTGTCTATGCGGCAGGTCGTTCAGGAGATAAAAGTCTCGTATATAAAATCACAGTCAAAGCAGACGGAACACTTGACGTTCCTGTTGTAGCTCTTGAGTTACCAACTGGTGAAAGAGTTTCTGCTATCCACGGATACATCGGATTTATTCTTATCGGATCAAACAAGGGTATTCGATTCTGTTCAACCGATGTTGATTCCAACCTTGTTGCTGGTTCAATTATTCCAACATCAGGGAATGTAAATGACTTCACATCAGAAGGACGTTTTGTTTGGTACACATATAGCAACTATGACGGAGTGTCTACTGGTTTAGGTCGTCTTGATTTGTCAGTATTTACGTCACCCAACACGCCTGCTTGGGCAACAGACTTGATGTACACATCCACAGCTAATGTTTTGTCGTGTGCCACTATTGGATCTAAGCGCGTGTTCTCTGTTTCTGGTGTTGGTGTTGTGGTTGAGAATGACGCATCTAAAGTGGCAACTGGCAATATTGAGACTGGCCGTTTCCGTTGGGGAATTATGGACAGAAAGTTTGTTGTCAAGGTTGATTTGAGAACTCTTCCCCTTACTGGTTCTGTTTCTTTTTATACATCTCTTGACGGTAACGATTATGTTTTGAACGGCACATCATCTTCGGCTACTGCTGTTCAACATACTTTTGATGGCACAGAAACTAAAATGATTGAGGCCAGTTTTAAAGCTGTGCTTAATCGTGATGCTACGGTAACTTCAGGTCCAACGGTTACACGGATAACTGGTCGTGCCTATGTCACCCCGACACGTAGTGAATTTTTCAAAGTGCCTGTGATTCTCCACCAAGAACTCAATGTTTGGGGACAGACCTATTACTACGATGTCAACGCTGAACGAGCAGAATTCAAAGAACTTATTCATAACCCACGCGTTATTACCTTTCAAGAGGGTACAGATATTTACTCGGTAATCGTGGAGGATATGGAATGGCGACCATCTGACGCTCGTGGGCGTGAATGGCAATGGGATGGTACTGCTATTATTACGATGCGATCTATCCAGGAGTAGTAATGCCTAAAACACGTCGACAGTATGCAGGTGGAGCAGTTGCCACTACTTTAAGTTCGTCTGTTGCTGCGTCTGGCGTAACAACTTTTAATATTGTTGCTAATACAGGTTGGCCATCATCTGCTGGTGTGCCTCTGTTTGTCGTTGTGTCGCCTCAAACCTCTTCTGAGGAAAAGATGTCCGTAACCATATCCGGAACTACTTTGACGGTCGTTTCACGAGGTGTTGACGGAACCACAGCAGCATCTCATTCTTCGGGAGCAACCATCTACCCTGTCTTTACAGCCACCGATGCCGATGAAGCCAACGAACTAACTGCCAAATATGCAACCCAAGGATCAATTGTTTACCAGGGTGCATCTACATTTACCGAACTCGCTCTTGGAACATCTGGTTATCCTCTTGTAGCTGGTGCTTCAGCACCTGCATATTCTCAACTGACTGCAACAGGTATCGCTGATGGTGCTGTGACTTCAGGAAAAATTCTTAACGGCACAATTGTTTTGGCCGATCTTGCTGCAGCGTTGCAGGCTTTCCTTGTTCCTGTAGGAACTATTGCTATGTGGGGTGGTTCTTCTGCCCCGACTGGTTGGTTGCTTTGCGATGGCACTAGCACTAGTGGTTACACAACTTTGGCTGGAATTGTTGGTGCCACAACTCCTGACATGCGTGGTCGATTCCCAATTGGTGACAACTCCACGTTGACTTTGCTTGGTACTGGTGGTTCGCTCACTATTACTGAGGCAAACCTTCCTTCCCATAGCCACACGTTTAGTGCTACTACTGGGGCGATGTCGGCTAATGCCTCACCGAGCCATAGCATTACTGACCCTGGGCATAGCCATACTTTTGACCAACTTGAAGATGCGTCAGGTGGGGATTTTGAAGGTGTTTTTGCCAACCTTGCCACATCCACACCAACAACTTCCAGTACGGCTGTGAACTCAAACACCACAGGTATCAGCATTGCTGCTCACGACATCGCCCACACCCACAGCGTTTCAGGCACCACAGGCACAGGTTCAGGCTCAGGAACTGCTTACTATCCCCCACACCTTGTAGTAAACTACATCATCAAACACGACTAAGGAAAACACATGATCAAAATACAAACTCTCATCGGACGAATCGTTGCAGTCTTTGGATCATCTGCTTTAGCCGCTGTAGCCGGTGGTGCAATCTTCGGTGTTGAACTATGGAAATCAGCAGCCATCGCAGGTTTCATGGCTGCAGGAAAAGTAACAGAAGCTCTTTTACGCGCATGGTCAGAAGACGGAACGCTCACGAAAGAAGAAGTTGCCGCCGCTTTCGGTAAGAAGGGCTAGCAGATACGCCGTAGCAACGGCGTTACTATCTTTATTTCTATGGTCCGGAGTAGTCCAAGCACAAAACCCGATCATCACAGAACCAACAGATATTTGGTTTGACTACACAGAACCAACCCAGTTCGTAGCGCAAACATACATGGTTGAAAACTACCCATCCGACCCGATGCTGTGGCTTTATGACGAACAAGGAACGCTACTCGCAGCGAACGATGACAGTTACGGCTTGCAGTCATACATCTCTATAGCCGTACCTGCTGGCCGTTACCGACTAAGAGCAGGAATCTGCTGTGGCGACCCCAACGCGTGGCGCACCAACGGAGGCTGGAACTTACAGTACGAACTGGGTTTCAACGGTGTCGGCTCTATGCAGACAACTACCACAGAAGAATCGACAACCACAACATCCACGTCAACAACGACAACATCAACCACCACAACCACATCAACTACCACCACCACAACAACAAGCACCACGACAACCACGTTGCCACCAACAACCACATCAACATCAACTACCTCGACCACGACCAGTACTCAGCCAGCAACCACGACCACCACATCAACCA